CATCGGTTCACTACACAAACGAAGACGGCACATTAACGGAGTTTGACAGTTCAAAATACACGACAGGGAAAGGCACCAGGGACATGTTCCTGGTGCCGAAACCTGACTACGAATGGCCAACAGACGCGATACAAAAGCCCGACGCGGTTAGAGTTATTTATACCGCCGGGTATGGCGTAGACCCGCAAAGTGTGCCGCCAGCAGTCAGGCTTGCGATCCTTAACCTGGTGGGCAAGTTTGACGCGAACCGCGAAGATAGTGTTAGCGAAAAAACGACGGCATCTGACAGGCTCCTGGCTTCTTTCTTCCATTTCAATTCCTGACAATGGCAAAGAAAGCGGCAATAGGAGAGCTGAACAGGCGCATTGTTATCCAAGAAGAAACAGCGACACGCGGAACGTCCGGGCAGGAAATACTATCCTGGGCAACGCTTTACACATGCTGGGCTAAAATAGACTTTCCCGGCATTGGCAGCGGCGAACAGGTGGACAACGACCAAGTAATCGTCACGACAAGGCTTGATTTTACGATCAGGAAGCGCGACGGCATAGACGAAAAAATGAGGATTGTCTACGGCGGATCGAACTACAGCATTGTCAACATAAACGAACACGGCGGCAGGAATGAATTTCTGCTGATACAAGCTCAAAAAGTAGAGTGAACGTAGGGAAATACATATACAGCGTATTGACTGCAAACGCGGGCGTATCAGCGCTTGTCGGGACTAGGGTTTACCCGGTAATCATTGCCGAAAAAGCCGCGTTTCCAGCCATTGTATATTCCGTTTCTACCACTCCAAAGGACAGGCAAAAGACCGCTGTTTCAGACCATGATACAGAGGTTGTCACCTTCCATTTTTGGGCAGACATTCAGCAAGGCGCAGATGCTTACACAAAGACAAACGCCATTGATGCTGCTGTTCGGGATGCTTTTGATTTTGTGAGCGGCACCGCCGCCAGCGTGATTGTCGAGCATTGCCATTTTGATGGCTCTAAGGACATTATATCTGAAGACAGAATGCTTTTGGGCAAAGAGGCCACTTACACATTCATAACTAAAAACTGATGGACGCGCAACTACAAGCAGAATTGAACACGGCTGTTGCAAAGCTCAACAGGATAGGCGACGAGGCAAAGCGTGGGGCTAAAAAAGACCTACAGGAAGCCGCCAGCGTGATTGTGTCAGCCTCAAAAGGCGCTGCGCCGATGGGCGAAAAAGCGCACAGCCGCTACAGTAACGGCAAAGTGGTTGCGGTCTACCGACCCGGCAATTTGAAGCGCTCTATACGCATTTTGCCGCTCAGAAGGGCAAGGCAAAGCGTGTTGGTGGGGCCACTCGCACGGGGCGGGAATATAGACGGCTTCTATGCCCGCTTTTTGGAGTTTGGCACTAAGCACATATCGCCAAACCGCTTCATGGAACGCGCCGCCGCCGCATCCGGCGCAATAGCGCAGCGCATAGCGGTTGAATTGCTCAAACGCAGGGTTTTACAATACTCAAACAGGGTTTAAAATGAAAGTTCAATACTTGAAAAAGCACACAGACGAACACGGATTTGTATTTGAATCCGGTTGGACTGCTGAACACACCGACGCTGAAGCGCAGCGGCGCATAGATGAAGGCATTTGCCAGAAAGTCGCCGATGGCGCTTACCCGCGTAGGCGGGAGGTCGTGGTGATGGAATGCGCCGTACCAAGTAGCAACACGGAGAACGGTTTTTTCCTTGGTGCGATCCTGAAAGATGACGGAATAGACGAAAAACCAAGCCAACAAAAGGCATTAACACAAAAAAAATAACACACAATGGCTACTACAGGCACAGTTCTCGCCAAAAATATGAAACTTTTCATCGGCTCAACGGCAATCACTTGCCAGGTCGATGCCTCCCTCAGCATGTCAACCAACATGTTTGAGATAACTTGCAAGGACAGCGCCGCAAACTCGGCCTTTTTGCCTGGCACCAAAGCCTGGACGGTTTCAGGGTCTGGAAATTTCGCATTTGACGCTACGCTTGGCTTTGCTAATGCTAGCGGTTTGTTCGAGTATTGGGACGATCAAACGTCGGCTTCGCTTGTGTTTCAGACCGCCGTTTCCGGCGACAAGAAATACAGCGGCACAGCCTACATCTCAAGCCTAAAACTGAATAGCTCCGGCAATGACGAGGCTGTGACGTTTGAATTTGAGTTCCAGGGCACAGGCGCGCTTGTTGAGGCTACTGTAGCGTAAAAAAAACACAACATCGAAATGAATTATACCACACTTGATTTAGGCGGCAAAAAGCGCCCGGTTAGATTTTCTTTCGCGGCATTGTACGAGTACGAAAAGCAGACCGGGCGCAACGCCATTGCCGATTTTTCCAAAATAAATGCAGCCGGAGGGGTCAGCGTGACGGTGGCAGCGGACTTGATTTTTGCCGGGCTTGTGATCGGCCACCAATCGGCTGGCATAGCGGTAGACTTTACCGCACACGATGTTGCTGATTGGGTGTTCAGCGAAGAAGGGGTTATGGAGCAATTTACGCAAGTGTTCACAGAATCTTTTTCGCAAAAGCCAAATCTTGACAAAGGCAAAAAAAAAGCAGCGCCCCCACTTGGGATGAGCTGATGGAATCTGCCGCCGGGTGCGGCGTGTCTGAACGCGATTTCTGGGATATGACACCGCGCTATTTTTCGGCGCACGTGGCAGCAGCAGAACAGAAAGAACAGAACGAATGGGAGCGGGCGCGGTACGTGTCAATGCATGCCATAAAGGCCGCAGACGGTGGCAACAAGATCAAAAAGCCCACAGACTTGGGGTATTTCCCCTGGGAGGATTCCACACAGCCGATCATAGTTGTTGACCCGGAAGAAATTAAGGTTTTCGACAATGAAGCGGACGAGATTCTAAAAAAGACAAACCCGGAGGCATACGCAGCCTACATACGCGGCAAAAATGGCTAACTCAATTGCAAATCTAAACATACGGCTCGGCTTCCTGTTTGACCAAAAATCTTTGGCACGGGTAGAGCGCGATTTGCAGCGGACAGCAGCCAAATTATCCCGCGTTGGCAGTGATATGTCCTTGGCTATTTCCGCTCCGCTTGGGCTGATAGGCATTTCTGCCATCAAAGCAGCTGGCGACATCGAAAGTTTTGAGAATGCGCTCAAAAGCCAGCTTGGAAGCGCAGAGGCCGCTAAAAAAGAACTTGAAGCGCTCCGAAAGGAGGCGTTAAAACCGGGGCTTGGATTTGAGCAGGCCGTAAAAGGATCTGTGAGCCTCCAAGCGGTCGGGCTTAGCGCCGAACAAGCAAGAAAAACGCTTTCTGAATTTGGCAACGCCCTGGCTCTCGCAGGAAAAGGCAAAGCAGAGCTTGACGGCGTGGCGCTTGCCATTACGCAGATCAGCGCGAAAGGCAAGGTTTCTGCGGAGGAAATAAACCAGATAGCGGAACGGCTCCCGCAGATACGCACTTTGATGAAGCAGGCTTTTGGCACCGCCGACACAGAGGCGCTGCAAAAGCTTGGCATCACATCTGAGCAGTTTATTTCGGGCATCGTAAAGCAAATGGAGGGCTTGCCCCGTGCAACGGGCGGCATAAAAAACAGCATAGAAAACGCTGGAGACGCGGTTTCGCAGTTCCTTGGCTCAATCGGGAACGAGATAAACAAGGCGTTCAACATCACTTCGCTATCCGAGGAACTTTCAGACACGCTGAAAAGTGTTTCCAATTCTTTTGCGGCACTCGATGACAGCACCAAGCGCATGGCTGTTCAATTTGGTTTGGCTGTTGTGGCAGCGGGGCCACTATTGAAAGTCTTTGGCGCTTTTTACGGCGCGGCTGGGCAATTAGTAGGAATTTGGTCAAAAATAGCAGGCGTTATATCTACAGCATGGAGCGGGCTATCTACCGCCGTAATTTCCAGCTTTGGCATTGTTGACAACTCAATAAAAGGCTTTGAGGCGGCTTTTGGCCGCGTAAAGGTCGCGCTTGGCATTGTTGGCCTTGTTGCCGGGCTTGCTACGGCATTTTACGCGCTTGCAGACAACTTTGATGCAGCCAAGTTCGGCGCTGACAAGTTCGCCGAATCGCAAAAAGCGATTATCTCCCAGACGGCTTCTGAAATAGGGCTTTTGAACCAAAGTTTTGATGTTTTAAAAGACGAAACAAAAGGGCGGTTTGAGAAAGGCAAGGTTATTGACCAACTATTAAAGCAATACCCTGAATACCTAAAAGGGATTGACCTTGAAAAAGCCTCAATAAGCGAGCTAAACACCATACAAAAAAGCCTGAACGATTCTATCCTGAGGGGCGTTGCTGAACGGCAGAAAGCCGCTGCGATAACCTCAATATATGAAAAGCAGGCCGAAACGCTTTTGCGCATACAGCAGCTAAAAGACGGCGCAAGCATAACAGCATCGGAGGCGACGCTCATTGACACGGGCGACATGATAGCGGCAGGCGGCAGGGCTGAGGCCGTCATGATAAAGCTGAAGCAGCGGGCGGAAGCCCTTGGCTCACAAGTTGGCATCGTGGCTTCGCAGTTCGATAGCGCGTTTGGCACGATCAACCGGGCAATTGACCCGACAATCGAAGCAGAATACAAACTTCGTGATGCTTACTATGCAGAAAAAGAGGCTGTAGGAGAAAATACCACAGCAACAAATACGGCCACCGTATCGGCAAAAGCCCTGGCAGCGGCGAAGCGCGAAAAGAAAGACGCTACAGCAGCCGCAAAAGCCGCCGATGATGAGGAAACGGCCTCAATGGAGCGCTACGCCAAAATGGTACGCGAAATCGAACAGGCGTGGTTAGACGAGGCTAAAGCGGAAGTTGAGGCACGGGCGGCAAGCGTTGGCGCTGTTGACACTTCTACGGGTGCGCCTGGAGGCGAAGCGCAGCTACAAAACCCTGGGCAAGCCGTTCAAAACCTCCCATCGCAGATCACGCCCGCCGTTGAGGCAATGACCGCCCTAAGCGATTCATTTTTGAATTTCAATAGCGTGTTTTCGTCGGTTGCCGAGGGCGTTATCGGTAACGGTACATTGATGGAAAACGTGTTCCTAGCAATGGGTGGCGCGATGCAACAGGCGGCAGCGTCTGGCGCGTCTTCGTTTGCCGACCTTGGCAACGCAGCGTTAGGGGCAGCGGCAAAAATAATCAGGGCTTATATCCAGCAGGGTGTAGCCGCTACGGTGGCAAAAGCGCTCGGTTCTGTGCCGTTCCCTTTCAACCTGGCAGCAGGGGCAGCGGCGGGCGCAGCAGCGGCGGCGCTATTTACAAAAGCAATTGGCTCTATTGGTATCAAAGGCTTTGCCAAAGGCACAAAAAGCGCCCCCGGCGGCTTGGCTGTAGTTGGTGAGGATGGCCCCGAAATATTGAACATACCAAAGTATTCCCAAGTCTACACGGCAAACCAAACCTCCAAAATGCTTTCAGGCATGGAAGGCGGTGGCGGCATGACGCTTGGGGGAGAATTCACCGTGCGCGGCACAGACCTTGTTTTGGTTCTGGAAAGAGCGCAGCAAAAAAACGCACGGTATAGATAATGGCTATCAGGCTGACATCGAGCTTTTACGACATACACGGCACCCAACACCGTGTAGACATTTATGATGCCGATTTTTCGGGGTCTAGCACCTCGTTTAACACCGCCTACTGCCGTATCAATTACGATTCTGACAGTAATTCAGATATAAACAGCCCCATTGTCGGCAGCCGTGCAGAAATAGGCATAGCGGTCGATTTTGAAGATTCAACGCTTGCCACTTTCATTGAAGATTTTGCGGGCGGCGCTGAAGACCGTTTTTTTGTCGAGATAGTCAAGCCCATCGGGTCTGTGATTGTTTGGCGCGGAATAATGACACCGGATTTTGCGGGCGAAGATGACACCTCGCCCGTTTACACGTTCAAAGTATCGGCTGTTTGCGGCCTTGCAATACTGAAGAAAACACCGTACCACGATGGCACGGCCATCTATTCTGGCGTTGAAACTCTGCTGGATCACCTGGTGATAGCGCTCACAAAGTGCGCACACACTAGCGTACTGTGGAACGGCACGGAATCCTTTATAAAGACCGCCATTGATTGGTGGGCAGTCGGGATGGATTCAGGCGATGATGATGACGCTTTTTTCCAGGCAGCCGTTGACCATGCCACCTTTTACGACTACAAGACAAGCGGCGACGTTGACAAAGACGTACTGAGCTGCGGCGATGTGATAGCGAACATATTGCGCGCGTTCAAATCCCGTATCTTACAGGCTGACGGTACCTGGTGGATCGAGCAGATACCGTACCGCAGCACAGACCCTTTCAGGGCAAGGCACTACACAAAAACAGGTGGCTTCATTGTCAGCTCAAACAATACAGGGGACAATGAAATAGACCAAACCGACACAGGCGCGAAGCTGGCAACGGTTAATTACGACTTCCTGCCATCATTGAAAAAGGCAGAGGTGACGTATGACGTTAAAATGCGGCGCAATTTCTTGGCCGGAACCGTCATTCAGCCCACCGGGACAAACGAAGCGTTCAATACGCTAATTGACAGCAATAACGGCACAGCCGTTATGCGCCTGAAATTTACGCTAAACTGGTCTGTAAGAAACATTGATTCCACGGTTCCGGCCAACCACGGCTTTTTTATCGCCCCACGGGTAAAGCTGAAAATCGGCGACTACTACCTAAAGCGCACGTACCAGATCACCAACTTTTCGGCGCACGTTGGCAATTTAACATGGACAACGGTCGCTGATTCGGGCGTTTATGTACCTATCAACATCGGTACAGTACCTCCGATTGCCGTAGGTTATGGCAAAATTGGCTCTACGCCTGTAGATTTGATGATACCGCCGCTCCCTGAAAACGGATCATCAAACTCGTTTGGGGTGAATTTGACCGATGCTGAAATGACAGAGTGGGACGGCACTTTTGTGTTTTCGTCAGACTTTGACATTG